CCGATAGCTTTACTTGCTACCCATTTTATAGTTTCACCCAACTGTTTGAAAACAAATCTGGCATTCTCCACTACAACTTCTAAAGTGTATGCTAAGCCCCACCCTGCTTTTCGTACATACTCAATTTGTCTTAGAAGAATTCCAATTCCATACCCTGCTGCAAATGCAGCACCAAGCTTAAGAAATACTCCAGTTACTCCAACAAGTGCTGCTTTCCAAGTAAGAGTAGCTACAGTTGCTCCTGTTGCAACTCCTACGAAGTTCGAAACAGCTACGCCTGAAGCACGTAGTGCAGCAGCGGCTCCAAGTTGTGAAGCAGTAAGACTTGCAGTAGTTGCTGTTAAACCTGCGGCAAGTTTTGCAGTAGCAGTTGCAGTAGCTGCCCATATACCCATTGCTGCTGAACAAGCATAATAGGCTGCAGTTAAACCTTTGATTACACTTATAAATAAACCAACTCCAATGATTATGGGATTGATAATACTAAAACCAACAAAAGCCGCTGTTAATGCGAGGGCTGCTTTTCTATTTTTCCATAGAATCTTAGTTAACTTTTCAATCCAATCTATAGCCTTCTTAATGTAGGTTGCTACTGTATCGCCCCAAGCAATGATTTGGTCCTTATTGTTAACAAGCCAATCCCTCATCTGTAAACCAACTTTGGTGACCCTCGGCAAGAGTAAATTCCCTAAATCAACAGCAATCATTTTAATCACAGCCCACCAGCCACGAAAAACATTTGTTGCATTATTACAAGTACGTGCCAGATCACCTTGGGCATCTTTTGTCACATCCAGGATAGTAGCAAATCGAGCTGTAATTTTTTGACTTTCAGTAAGTTGTTCCTTCCCAGAAATCAATCCCATTTCCAAAGCTTTATGTCTTACAGCAGTCTCATTTACTACATAACCTAATTTTTTGAGACTCTCAGATTCACCAGTGATAGCTCCTTGTAATTTTGTGAATATTTCATCTGGTTTCAAATCATGAAACGAAGACATATCATAAGTTAGTTCTGTCAATGTTTTGCTCATCTCTGCTGCTACCTCTGGTGTCTGACCCATACTTTTAAGCATAACATTAAAAGTTCCCACATACTTACGAACATCATAGGCATTAAGATAAAGTGCTTTGGATATTTCATTCGACCACTTACGAGTAGCATCTGCCATGTTACCCATGGAAACTTCAAATAAGGATTCTGATTCCTGAGCAGACATAGCCATTTTAATAGCAGCGGTTCCGAGAGCTACGAAAGCAAGAACTGCATATCTACTATATCTATAAATCGAACTAAAAGCACGATCAGCCGCAGCACGTATTTTCACAAATGCAGACGTAACGAAGGTCTTCATAGTTGTAGCGCGAGTTTGTATATCAGTAGCAGTTTTTGCAAAACTAGATTTGATATTAGAGAGTTGAACCTTAATATTTTTGTCATCAGCCTCAATCAAAACTTGTGCACTGAGAAAATTCAGAGTACACCTCCTTCTTTCTTGTCCAGGTTAGTTTGTAGATGAAGTAAGTTCTAGACATATTCTATTCCCCAATAAAAACAGTTCTTTTTAATTATTATACTGTTTTATGAGGTAGTTTTAGGTGTTAATTCCTGTTCTATGTTATGCAGCATCAAAATATCTTCAAAGATTTCTTGGTGCAAAGATTCATCTGAAACATATAGTTTAATTACACTTAAAACATCAGTATAGTTTAGGGAAATAACATCTCCCATAGGTCCAATTAGTAATTGACTACGTACCTTTGAATATAAGTTGATTAACTCATCATACTCTTCTGGCAATTCAACCCAACAATTTTCACAAGGAGGCTCCTTATCTTTTTCCTCATGAATTCTTATGCAGTCCTTACAGTCTACTTTTGTGAATTGCCATCCAAACCATTTTTTAGTGCTTCTTTTTGTGCTTCTGATCTTGCCTGTTCAATTGTAGCATTCTTTTCAGTTAGCTGTTCGAGACAAGCACTAACAAACTTAACAAAATCAAGAGAGCGCATCAACTTAGTTTTACCTATAGCATTGCATTCTATGGGTTCTCCATCAAGTTCAACTTTTTCCCAAGAAATAATACAATATTGAAAAGTGAGTTTCTGAGCTAGATCTTCGTCTACTTCTTTTACATCAACTAGTTGTCCTCGAATGGGCTTTCTGGTTTTCGTAGTTGTCTTCTTTGTAATGTTGTTTGATTCATCTACTGAAAGTTCTCGAAGACAAACTCCACCTAACTCTTCATTACTTGGATCAAAGTAGAAAAATGTTCCTTCATTCTTTATGCTAAAATTTGCCATGATCACATCCTCTCAAAAAGGGTTTCTAAAATGTTTTACGCAGCCAGCGTAGTGAACGTTTTGTCAATACCATAAGTTTCCGTTAGTTCAGAATCTGTAGTTCTTGCAACAGCTCTGTAGTGATAAGTAGTCTCAGGAGTTAAACCTGTAAGAGCATTGTCAAACAATCCTGTTTCATCCATGTTATTTTTATCAGCAGAAGTATCTGAACCGTACTCATCCGTAGTACCATACTCAAAGTAGCAATCAACATCCGCTTCCTCACCAAGACTGGTAAGATTACCAAGCAGAGTTACTGTTTCATCAGCTACATCAATATCACCTATTGTAGCAACAGCAACTTGAGTTGTGCTCGTACTAAATTTCATTCTTCCACTAACTTTTAAGGTATAATTTATTGTAACTATACCTGCCTTATCACAACCAACTTCATCTGCTTTTGTAACTGTGCAGTATGATGGATGAGCTGTGTTTGGATCTGGAGAGTAGTATTTCTCATCTTCCAGATCGACATACAATCTGATGTCAGTTAACTCTTCTGCATTATCATACGCATCTTTTAACACCTGTTGTCCTGCATCTACATCCTGTAAGAACTTACCACTCATAGTGATTTCTCCACCTTCACTCTGCAGTGGGGCGAAAGACTTATCCTCATCACCAAATTCGGAGTCATCGTTCAAATCACGAGTAGATCCACCATAATTCCAAGTAGCCATACCACAAACTACTAAATCACCAATTGTAACTTTTCCCTTATATCCAGGTTTACCGGTCGTGCTCGACATATTATGTCCTTTCAATAAAAATTGTTATTTACGTTGTTTTTTGAATTACAAATCTATATTGCATCATAAAATCCCAAACTTTCTTTCCTTCCACCTCCCACCTGTTTAATGCTGCACCAGGTTCTCTTGTAAGACTTACTGATTCGTAGTTTTCGATTGGAATATCTACGAAATCAAATGAATCTTTTATAGCTTGAAACAAATCACATGCTTCTCCGGAATCACTAGAAGAAGAGTATATGTTAAACTGAATCAAACAGTTCTCATCGTTCTCAGTAAATGTCCATTCAGAACTATCAGATATCAATCTCATTACCACATAAGGAAATACAGCTTTTGAAGGAGCATCTGTGTTGTAGATATCTGTAACAGCAATCTCCTCACTCTTAAAGTAATTGTAGATAGCTTGAAACAACTGTTTCATTCTTTTTCCACTCTAAAAATAAATGAAGCTTTTGGAAATCCTTTACATCCTCTAACCCAACAACAATTTCTTTCGTATGGACAATTCATTTTTCCTGTTTGATAACAAGGTTCGCAACCTTCTTGAATCTGAGTTCTACGAACAAAAACTACTACTCCCGAGTTGTTATCATGTCCTTCCACCTGTAAATATTTCCTTAATCTTACTCCAGCACTGCTCTAGGGCTGGTCTTAGAAAAGGTTTAGGTTGTGTACCAGGATGATGCACCACTTTTACAGGATGATCTGCTCCTGGCCAAAACAATGCTTCCTTTGTATCAGGTTTAATTAAATGCGGCTTTGATCCTAGCTCAACTATTAGACCATATTCTACATTAGTTCCAACTATCGCAACATCTCCCTCCACTTCATGCGTAATGCTTCTAGCTAGTTTACCTGTTCTTCTTGGACAGATTTGTTTAGCTGCCCTCTCTACTTCTATAGCAGATAGTTCTAAACACTCATGTTTACGTCTCCCTATCTCGTTAAGAATATCATCTGTATTATCTTCAATTCTCATTACTCAAATATCCCAAGCTCAATTTTTAGATACTTATCAGTCTCATCTGCGTTAACTATGTTAAGTATCTCGTAAGTTTTCCCATTGTAGCTTATTCTGTCTTCTTGTGTAACATCTACTACTGAACAGTACATACTGCAATCCTTTATTTTACCAGTCTTTCCAAACTCTCTTCGTTCTGACCCACTTGCCCATTGCAATCGACAAGGAAGATTTTCTATGTGAGTAGTCACAGTTTCTGATTGTCCTAAAGCTGTATTAGTAGAAGTAACTCTTAGAACATCAACTGTTTTGTTAAATAAGTGGGTCATTTATCATT